ACGGCGACGTCATCGACTACGATTTCATTCATGCGGCGATCGTGGATGCCTGCGCGCGCTACGAGGTGCGCGACGTCGGCTTCGACCCGTGGAACGCCACGCAGACCGCGAACTACCTCCAGGCCCAGGGCGTCACCTGCACGGAGGTACGGCAGGGCATCCAGTCGCTCGGCGAGGCGACGAAGGAACTAGAGCGCCTGGTCATCGGCGGCGAGCTCCAGCACGGCGGGAACCCGGTCCTGCGCTGGATGGCCAGCAACACCATGGTCCTGATGGACAGCAACGGCAACATGAAGGTCAACAAGGGCAAGAGCACCGGACGCATTGACGGCATCTGCGCGCTGCTCAACGCACTGGCCCGCGCCATCGCGAAGGGCGAGAACGGGCCGAGCGTCTACGAAACACGCGGGATCGTGACGCTGTAAGGACCTGGAAACCGCACGAGTTTCCCGTCCATTCTTTTCTGTTGAGACCCAACAGTGCGCGTGCATAAGATCAGCCCATGCGGCTTCTGACGCGCATCGGCCGAGCGATCTCCGCCTTCCGCGCGTCGACGTCGGACATCAACGACCCCCGGTATTGGGCAGGCACGTCCGGAGCGACGCGCCAGACGACGGCCGGCGAACAGGTCGGCCCGGGCACGGCCCTGCAGCTCAGCGCCTATTTCGCCGCCCTGCGCGCCATCTCAGAAGACCTCATGAAGCTGCCGCTCGTGGTGCAGCGCCAGGTCGGCAACCGCGTCGAGAAGCTCCCCGACCACCCCGTCAGTGTCATGTTCCGCTCGCGCGTCTGCCCCGACGTGTCTGCCAGCGCGTTCCGCGAAACGACCGTCGCGCACTGCGCATCCTGGGGCAACGGCTACGCGGAGATTGTGCGCAACGGCGCTGGTCAGGTCGCGCAGTTGTGGCCGATCCATCCGAGCCGCGTGCAGCCCATCCGCGACGACAACGGCCGCCTGTTCTACCGCGTGCGCTCCGACTTGGCCCTGCGGCAGCCCGACGCAATCCTCGGCCCCGCCGAGATGCTGCACCCGCACGGGCTTGGCGGGGACGGCGTCACCGGCTACAGCGTCTGCGGCCTCGCCGCCGAATCGCTCGGCGTCGCCCTCGCCAGCCAGCGGTTCGCCGCCGCGTTCTACGGCAACGGCGCGAACGTGGGCGGCGTGCTCAAGTCCCCCGGCAAACTGACCGACAAGGCGTGGCAGCGCCTGCGCGAATCGTGGTCAGGCGTCTACCAGGGGCCTGAGAACGCCGGCAAGGTGGCGATCCTGGAAGAAGGGCTCGACTACTCGCGCACCACGATCCCGCCCAACGAGGCGCAGTTCCTGGAGTCGCGGCAGTTCTCCATCGAGGAGATCGCCCGCTGGTTCCGCATGCCGCCGCACAAGCTCCAGCACCTTCTGCGCTCGACGAACAACAACATCGAGCACCAGAGCATTGAGTACGTCACCGACACGCTCATGCCCTGGGCGGTGCGCTTCGAGCGCGAGATCGACGCGAAGATTTTGGACGGCGCCGGCGACCTGACGATCAAGCACGACTTCTCCGCCCTGCTCCGCGGCGACAACAACGCCCGCGCGAACTTCTACCGGACGATGGTCACGTTGATGATCATGACGCCCAACGAGTGCCGCGCCGCCGAGGGCATGAACCCCGGCCCGCCCGAGTTGGACAAGTTCTACGGCCAGGGCGCCATGATGCCCGTGGAGAAGTTGGGCCAGCAGGCGCCCGCCGCGCCGCCGCAGGAAGACCCGGAGGAAACGAAGCAGGAGAAGCCCGATGCCCCCGCTCCATAACCGCGCCTGCTTCGAGTCCTACATGGGCCTGTGGGCCTACGAGCCGCAGCGCCTGCAGGCCGCAGCGAACGCGATCCGCGCCGGTCGTCTCGAAGCCCGCGCGCGCGAGGAGAAGCCCAGCGTCTACGAGGAACTTGGCGTACAGATGGCTGGGCCGGTCGCGGTCGTGCCGCTGATGGGCTCGCTCATGAAGGGCTGGAGCAAGTACGGCGGAACCTCCACGGTCGCGGCCCGCCAGGCGATGCGCCAACTGGAGACGGACAAGCAGGCTCGCGCGGTCGTCCTGCACATCGACAGTCCAGGCGGCACGGTGGCAGGAACCGCGGAACTCGCCGCGAGCATCGAACGTCTCGGCCGCGCCAAGCCCGTCGTCGCCCACATCGACGACCTCGGCGCGTCCGCCGCCTACTGGATCGCCAATGCCGCGCAGTCGATCGCCGTCAACGCCATGGGCCTGGTCGGCAGCATCGGCGTCTATGGCGTCGTCGAGGATTGGAGCAAGGCGTACGAGGAGCAGGGCGTCAAGGTCCACGTGGTCAGCACCGGGCCGTACAAAGGCGCCGGCGTCGAGGGAACGCCGGTCACGAAGGAACAGCTGGCCGAGGTGCAGAAGACCGTCGACGCCATGCACCAGGGCTTTCTCGCGCAGGTGCAGACCGGCCGCAAGAATCGCATGTCGCGCGAGCAGATCGAACAGCACGCCGACGGCCGCATGTTCGGCGCCGCCGATGCGAAGGCGGCCGGGCTCGTCGACTACGTGCAGTCCATGGACGACACCATCCAGCAGGCCGCCGCGCTCGTCGCCGCGATGGACCGCGCGAGCCGCCTGCGCAACGCGAGGCTCGCCGATGTCTGATGACGCCATGGCCCGCGCCCGTCAGTTCCGGGCGCCGATCAGCGAGCGCCGCGGCGTCGTCATCAGCTACCGCAAGCCGATCCGCGTGCGCGTGAGCATCGGGAAGCGCCGGTACGTCGAGCACTACTGCGACACCACCGACGAAGCGCTCGCCTGGGCAGAGGCCGAGAAGCTGCGCGTTGGGACCCAACACGCGGATTTTGTGCCCCTGCCTCGCCGTCGGTAAGTCCGTCGCATGGCGCCCGCGCGGCGCCGCGAAGGGACACCCGATGCATCCTGTCGCCAAGCTCAAGCAGGACCGCGCGGCCAAGTTGGCCGAGGCCAAGGAACTGAACGCCAAGGCCGACGCGACCGCCGAGGACACGGCCAAGGTCGACGCGCTGCTGGCCGAGTGCGATGCGCTCGCCGCGCAGATCGACGCCGCCGAGAAGGCTGAGGCGGAGATGGCCGAGAGGGCCGCCGCCCGCGCCGCGAAGCTGGCCGCGCTGGACGAGCAGATGGCCGCCGTGCCCGAGCCCAAGGCCGGCCGCTCGCCCATCGCCAAGGTGCGCGACATGCGCGAGGACGACCCGCGCCGCGGCTTCCGCAGCCTGGGCGACTTCGGCGCGGCCGTGATGGGCGCCGCCGTTCCGGGCCGCGCGCTCGACCGGCGCCTCGGCCTGGTCGCCGCCGCAACCGGGCTGCAGCAGGGCGTCGGTCCCGATGGCGGCTTCCTGGTCCCGCCCGAGTTCTCGTCCATGATCTGGGACGGGCTCAACAAGAGCCCGGACAACCTGCTGTCGATGACCGATCAGTACACGGTCAGCGGCGAGAGCCTGACCTTCAACGCCAACGCAGAAACCAGCCGCGCCACCGGCTCGCGCTGGGGCGGCATCCAGGGCTACTGGATCAGCGAGGCCGCGCAGATCACTTCCAGCAAGCCGACCTTCCGCCAGGTGAAGATCGAGCCGCAGCAGCTCGCCGTCCTCTGCTACGCGACGGACAAGCTGCTGGCGAACACCGCCGCGCTCGATCAGTACCTGGGCCGCGCGGCTCAGGACGAGATCATGTTCCTCGTCAACGACGCCATCATCAACGGCAACGGCGTCGGCAAGCCGAAGGGCATCCTCAACAGCGCGTGCCGCGTGGCTGTCTCGAAGGAGACCGGCCAGGCCGCCGCGACGATCGTCAAGGCCAACATCGACAAGATGTGGTCGCGCATGCACCCGCAGGCGCGCGCGAACGCGGTGTGGTTCATCAACGTCGACACCGAGCCGCAGCTCGAGCAGCTCAGCCAGGTGGTCGGCACCGGCGGCGTGCCCGTCTACCTGCCGCCCGGCGGCATCGCGGACACCCCGAACGCGCGGCTCAAGGGCCGCCCGGTCATGCCCATCGAGGCGTGCGCGACGCTCGGCACCGAGGGCGACATCATCCTCGCCGACATGCGCGCCTACGTCACCGGCCTCAAGGGCGGGATCGACTCCGCCATGTCGATGCACCTCCGCTTCGACTACGCCGAGACCGCGTTCCGCTTCATGTTCTCGGCCGACGGTCAGCCCTGGCTGGCCAGCGCGATCACGCCCTTCAAGGGCTCCAACACGCTCTCACCCTTCGTCACCCTCGCCACCCGCTCCTGAGCAGCCGACTAGCAAGGAACCGCCATGATCCGTCTCATCGACCAGGTGCAGATAATCGACTGGCTCGGCTCCGGGCCGCTCGATCTCGACACCGACCGGACCTTCGACTACGTCAACGTCCAGGACTATCGCCGCGCGCTGGTGATCTTCCAGAACGCCGCCGGCACCGCCGGCGACGACTGGAACTTCACCGTCCGCCAGGCGAGCAGCGCGAGCGGCACCGGCGTCAAGGACGCCGACATCGTCAGCGAGTACTGGCTCAAGCAGGCGGCGACCGACCTGACCGCGGTGTCGCAGTTCACGCGCAGCACGCAGACCGCGGATGCGCTGATCGCGGGCAACGGGACCTCGGCCGAGCAGGTCTGCCAGCTCGTGCTCGATCTCGACCTGTCGCTGCTCGACCACGCGAACGGCTTCAACTTCCTGGGCGGCACCCTGACGCTGGACGCGTCGGGCGGCGCTCAGTACGGGGCCGTGACGCTGGTCCTGTACAGCCCGCGCTACCCGCAGGCCACCGCGCTCGGCGCCCTGAGCTGATCGAGCTAACGGAACCGGAGCACCCATGTACGCACTGACCACACAGCAGGTCCCCGGCGGCCCGGTGCTCCTGCGCCCGGCCGGCATCGGGTCCGTCTTCTACGTCGACAGCAACGGCGGCGGCTCGACGACCTCCGGCGGTCTGAGCCCGCAAACGGCGTTCACCACGCTTGACGCGGCCATCAACGCCTGCACGGCCAGCAAGGGCGATACGATCTTCGTGATGCCCGGCCACGCGGAGACCTTCACCGCGGCGGACGGGTTCGATGCCGACGTGGCCGGCATCCGGATCATCGGTCTGGGCCAGGGCGATTCGCGCCCGACGTTCACCTTCACGCAGACCGCGGCGACCGCGGCGCTCGGCGCGGCCGGGCTGCTGATCGAGAACCTGCGCTTTGTCGCCGGCGTCTCGGCGGTCGTCGTCGGGCTGAGCGTCGAGGGCACCGCAGACGGCAGCATCATCCGCAACTGCGAGTTCTACTGGGGCGGGACGACCGGGTACGACTTCGTGGACTCGGTCATCCTCGCCGCCGGCGCGAACCGCGTCGTCATCGAGGGCTGCCGCTTCCTCGCCGAGCCGGCCGTCGCTGGCGCCGCGACCGCCATCAAGCTCTCGGGCGCGTCGCACAACGTCCGCATCCAGAACTGCGAGTTCATGGGCGACTACTCGACCGCCTGCGTGAACGGCATCACCACGCTCTCGCAGGGCCTGATGTTCCTGGACAACCTCGTCCACAACACCGACGCGAGCGAGCCCTACCTCGAAGTCCTCACCGGCACGACCGGCATCATCGCCAACACCCGCGGCCTCGCGAGCGGCGCGACCGTCGCGGCCAACGCCGTGGCCGATGCCATGGCGCACTGCGAGAACTTCGTCGTCAACACCGCCGGCACCATCGCGATCGTCAAGGGCGCGGGCGGCTCGCCGGCCCTCGACGCGGACTGAGGATAGACCATGGCCGGCTCGTCGATGTCGTTCACCTACGACGACGGCAACGACGGTGCCGGCCAGCAGGGTCGCGTCCGCAAGGTCATCTGCGACTGGACCAGCGACGACACGACCGGCGCCGTTACCGGCACCACGCGCAAGATCGTGGGCCGGCTCATCAAGGGCGTGACCGATCCGGGCTCCGCGGCGCCGACGGCCAACTACGACATCGCGCTGACCGACGAGGAAAGCGCCGACATCCTGGCCGCCTGCCAGTCGACGCTGGCGAACCGCCACACGTCGAGCACCGAGCAAGTCTACTTCCTCGTGCTCGACGCGGCCGGCACGCCGCTGGCGCAGTCTGTGCATCCGGTCGTCTGCGACGCCATCACGGTCGCCGTCACCAACGCCGGCAACAGCAAGACGGGACAGCTCATCCTCTACTACGAGGTCTGAGCCCATGAAACCCATGGCCCGCACGCAGACACGCGGCTGCGCGGGGTCGCCATAGGGGCGAACGATGCCGACGAACTTCCCCACCTCGCTCGACTCGCTCACGAACCCGAGCGCCGGCGATTCGCAGCAGACCGTCTCGCACTCGTCGCAGCACGCCAACATCAACGACGCGATGGAGGCCGTACAGGCCAAGGTCGGCGTCGACGGCTCGGCCGTCACGACCTCGCACGACTACAAGTTGGGCGACGTCACCAGCACGGCCAAGGCCGTTCCCAGCACGCGACAGGTCATCGCCGGCACCGGCCTGACCGGCGGCGGCACGCTGGCCGCAGACCGCACGCTAGCCGTCGCCTACGGCTCCTCCGCCAGCACCGCCTGCGAGGGCAACGACTCGCGCCTGAGCGACAGCC